CGGGTACAGTTCCACATTGGCATCCTGTGTACCGAAGAAGAAATGAGCGGCATCTTCAGCGCGGGTGTCGAAGAATGGGAACACCTGATGTGCCCGCTTTGCCAGACGCTTGTATTCCTCGTGGTCGGTAATCTGATCGGTCAGCATGATGCAGTGGAACTTGGGGCGCGGAGCTTTGCCACGCTTGGAAATCATGTGATGGCGGCTGTAATGGATGGCCAGCGGCACATCGGGAAAAGCAGCGCGTACATGCTCTGGCGTGACCCAATCATCTGGATTGTCGGAATGATCGTTGTCGCAGTCCTTGCACAGGCAGTTGGCGGCGAGGAAGTTTGCGGTGTTGCGGTAGTTGTTCCTGAACCGCGCAACCACATAATCGCGGCCGGCTGCAGAACGGAGCGCATCGAGATCGGTGATCTGCACCTCGTTGGGATAGTTGCAGTTGCTCTCCATGCCGGTGCAGTTGGCTGTGAAAAGCGTAAAGGTTTTAGGTGTCTGCGAATTCATTCTGCGACCTCCTCTCAGGGATTTCGTATTCCTTGGGCTGATAGCTGTCGGGTTTCTTTCTCTCTTTGCCTTTCCTGTAGGGCTTAATCCAGATGGTCTTACCCGACTTGTAGTGACGCACATGACCCATGACACCCCAACAGGGGCAATTCATGGAGCGCTTTTCTGCATTCTCATCACGGACAGGAACGGGTTCATCGATCAGGCGGAGATAGCGAACTTCGACAGCCTTACATTTGTTTTTCTTGTTGTGATGCCGGTCATTGGAGACTGCAGGAACAACGGGTCGAGCAGGGCCGCTGAGAACAAATCTGGTGGGCCTATTCAGAAGTGCATATTGAATTGCCATGTACATGAGTTTCACACTACGAGAAAACTCATAGAGGTATTCAGTTGTCGCCTGATTAACCAACGATTCAGGATCGTCATCTCTCCAAACCGGGAGGGAATATGTACTGCGCATTGTGTTTTTTCCATTCGTCATGAGCATGCGACCAATGTTGACAACCATATTGCAGCAGGAACCGGCATTGTTGAGGTAGACATAGGCATCAACTGCAGGGCTGTATTCGATGACGTTCTCTCCCGAAAACGGAGGAATGAAATCATCAGACTTCATGATTGTTTTTCTGAAGCAAATGAACGTATTTTCAACGCGAAGAGGCTCACACAAAAGAAGCGAAAACTCCTCCAGCGAAGGATCGAGCAGCAAATCAGAGGAAAGATTCTTGGTCTCAATCATCTCGTCAATCAGGGATGTGATCCTTTGGGCGTTAGAGGAAATTTGATCGAACCTACGCCAGTTACAACCGTTGGCCCAATGCTTTTCATACTTTTCCATATTTGTCGCATCGATTACGGGACTCGCCATGCTGAAAAAAGTGCTGTTATCCATGTTCAACCTCCTCGCAGTTTGTCGTGAAATACCTGATGATCATGTTGCGGGCTTCGGCTTTTCGGATTTCCTGTGCCATGCCCTTGGAGATGCGGTCTCCGAACACCCACAGTTCAGCGCATTTGGTGAGCATGATGATGCCCATGAACAGAGCGAGCTCTCGTTCGTCGGGATCATCGTCATCCATGAACTGCGGTAGGAATAGGTGCGGTGCGTATGGGCAGTGGCCAGTATCTACTGCAAACCGGCAGTAGCGCCGGGCATTGTCAGCGTTCAGGGCGGTATCGCCTGAGAACGGAGAACAGATGTAGACAACCGGCCTGAATCGGGCCTTGCGCTCATCCTTTTCAATGTTGGTAAGCGCTTCATAGGTGGTCGGGTCGTAATAACCCTCTGAGTTGAACTTGCTGACGCTCACGGGATATGCACCTTCTCCAGTAGAAGCTCCGTACAGTCCTTGCACAGCAGTTCGGTGCTTTCCAAGTCGCCTTCGCCGTCTGCAAACACATCTGCCAGATCAACCTGCATTTCTGCGCCGCAGCAATGGCAGCGGGTATACACGTTGTCGTGATGTACTTCGGCTTCCAGCGTGACCCCATGAGAAAGCGGAACCTTGACATAGAACATAGAAAAACCCTCCAATCTTCGGGGCAAATCAGCTTGCCCTCTACCGTCTTTGGAAAGAAGAGGGCCGATTTGAACGAAAACGGAGGGCCAAAAATAAAAAAAGAAGCTGGATGCAAAAATCCAGCTTCCCATAATATGATTTGTGTTGCTATGCTGCAGAGCCAGTAACCAGGATGGCATCAATTGGCACATTGAAGATTGCCGAAAGCGCTACCAGGTTGTCGACCGTGGGCAGGGACTCGCCATGCTGCCACTTGTAGATAGCCTGGGGCGTTGAGAAACCCATCAAGGCTTGGAGTTGCTTGACGGAAATGCCGCACTGCTTGCGGAGAACGATAATGTTCTGGCCGGTCTGCTTCATGTTGACCACAGGAATGTTCATCTGTGTCTCCTTTCCGTATCCGGCCAGAGCGCATCTTAGTCGGATGCTTTGAAATTATAAATCGGTTTCATGATGTCGATCACATCGACGGAGTCCCGGATCACACCGATGATGTCATCCAGAGACTTATAAGCCATAGGAGCCTCGTCGATGGTAGAGGGGGTGACCGAGGTCGTGTAGATCCCAGCCATTGCCTCTTTGTAGGCATCCATCGAAAGGGACTCACGAGCTGCGCCACGGGACATCAGTCTGCCTGCACCGTGGGGAGCAGAGTAGTTCCACTCCGGATTTCCGCGTCCGATAGCCAGCACGCTGCCATCGCGCATGTTGATCGGGATAAGAACTTTCTCACCCTGATGTGCGGCAATTGCGCCTTTGCGCAGAATCATCTCATCCGTATCGATGTAGTTGTGGATCGTGTGGAAGGCGTCCAGCGCAGTAAGCCCGGTTCGCTTGAGAATGACCTCGACGATCAGTTCACGGTTGCGGCGGGCGAACTGCTGACAGATCTCCACGTCGTGGAGGTAGTCAGCGAGGTACTCGCCGTACACATAACACAGATCCTCCGGAACCGTCAGAGGCTTGTTGGCCCAATGCAGTTCCTTGAGCGCGGCCTGAATCTCCTTGCGGCGGCCGGCAGCCTTGTACTCGGCAATCAGCGCATCACGCTTCTTGAAATACTCCTCACGACCCTGATTGAGCTCAACGGCCAGCTGCTGGTAGTACTCAGCCACCTGCTTGCCAAGGTTACGGCTGCCGGTGTGGATGACCAGATACAGAGTACCGTCTGCAGCACGATCCACCTCGATGAAGTGGTTGCCGCCCCCCAAGGTACCAAGGCTGCGCTGAAGCCTGCGTGTGTCCTTCAGCTGACGGAAGCAGCGGAGCGCCTCCAGATCGAACGGCTCCTGACGGCCTTCCCAGACATTCATGCCAGAGGGTACATAGTGGCAAGCCTCATCGAAACGCTCGAAATCAATCTCACGCTCCGCCAGCTTTACCGTGTACATACCGCAGCCAATATCGACGCCGACCACATTGGGGACAGCCTTGTCGTGGATCGTCATGGTCGTACCGATGGTGCAGCCTTTGCCTGCATGCACGTCAGGCATAATACGAATTTTGCTTCCCTCAGTAATTTCATAGTCGCACATCCGGCGAATCTGCTCAATGGCAGCCTCCTCAATAACGCTGGCATACGCAATTGCCGTAGCGACCTTACCCTTAATCTCCATTGTTCCACCTCCTGGAATCAGTAATAAAAAATCCACCCGTCGTGCATTGACGGGTGGATCGAGGGTTCACTTGCGCCTATACCTTTATCAGCAGAGCTTTTCTGGCTTCAGCGCATCCATCTTCGTCGAATGCACGCATGACAAAACATGATACTCCCATTCAGGCAGTACCAGGCTGATATCATTGCGAAGGATCGACATTTTGGATACGATAGCCATTGCGAAAAACTCCTTTCTTGCAGTTTGCGGATACAGTATAGCACAAAGGATACAGCTTGTCATTAAACCCGTAGTATAAAATTTTCAAGTTCTGCGGAGTACATGTTCTATATAGCAAGCCCGGGAACAGTATTTTCTCGGACGATTGCCATACTTCACAAATGTCTTTCCGCAATGTTCGCAAATGGTGGTTGCCCATGCTGATCGCTTGATCTGCTCAGGATGCGCTTGCCACCACGCTGTACGACATTTCTTGGAGCAGAAGCGCTTCTGTCGATGCCCGCGTGTCTGTACCAGAGGAGCTCCACACTGCGGACAACGTCCAACTACTTGCTTCGGAGCGGTCGGATCGTTGCTAATGTCATGACGGCGGCAATGCGCCTTTATCGTGTTTACGGAAATTCCAAGGCGTGCTGCTATTTTTCCGTAACTCATACCGGATGAGCGCAGTTCTTCAACCTGTTCTATCTGTTTCTGGTTCATACGTTTCTCCTTGTCAGTACGATTTAAAATCCTTGAGCAGATTGCAGTATTTATCGACCAACGCGTCTGGGAAGTCGGTGAAATCCTCTTCACCCAGTCCGCAGAGAAAGAAAGTACCGAAGATGGCAATATCGGGACTGATCATGCGATTGAGCGGGTACTGTTTGAGCAGTCCTTCCTCGTCGCACACAAGGCCAACTTCATCTTCCCAGGGATAGATTGCCTGAATATATCCGCCGACAGTCTTCTGCATTGCTTCGAGTGTGTCGGGGATTTCTGCCATATGGGGTTTCCTGCCGGGTTCAACAATCAGTATTTTCATGTTCGTCCTCCTTATCATCTGCAGCAGCGAAGAAGTTGTCGAGACGATCCTCACGGATCAGATTCGCCTGCTCGTCGAAAAGCTGAATGAGCATTTTCCTCCTGGGTAGGAATCTGGTCAGGGTGAAGCCTTCCGACAGACGAATGGCCATGCAGCGTTCGTCCTCGACAGTCACTACATGTACGCCTTCGGGAAGCTTCAGAATGTCTTTGTGGGTCATACAGATGCTCCTTTCGTTTGGGGTAGTGACATATACGCTCTGTTTTCAACAAATAGCAAGTCCATATTTCCGGGTTTGGGAAATTTATCAGTCCTTTTTGTAGAACGGGGTTTCGTATCCGTCTGCTCGAAGGATGAGGCCCTTGGCCCAAGGAGGAGTTCGACCCATCTGTTCACAGACCACCTCAAGGGACATCCGGGGATCTGCTTCGATGATGATTTCGTCATGCACATGGGCAACGATATTGCAGCAGCGAAGCGTCTTCATGGCGTAGCACAAAATATCTCTGCTGAGCGCTTGAACGATATTCTCAACGAACTTCGGACCGTAGCTTTCGAGGCGTTCCCACTTTTTCGTCCCGCCGACACCTTCGTAAGTTACGGACTCTCCGCCGAACTTGTTTTCACCGATACGGGGCTTGACGTAGGCCAGGCGTCTACCCGAGGGGAGACAGATAAACAGAAAGCCGCTCTCGTATACAAACTGAATGCCATGTGTTTCGGAGGGCACTTTCAGCGAGACGGTTTCCTTGACGGCCTCGTCGACATCCCACCAGAGCTGCGTGATATTCGGATTGGCTTCACGCCAGGCATCGACCAGCGGCTTGAGTTCCTCTTCGGGGATGCCCATTTCCAATGCGCCCATTGCCTTGAGAGCACCGACTGAGCCGCCGTAGCCCAGAGCCAATTCAGCAATCTTGCCTTTCTGCCGCAAATGCCCATTGATTCCATGCTTCTCGACAGGGACGTGGAACATTTGGCTGGCGCTGGCACAGTAGATGTCACCACCCTGTTTGAAGACATCCAGACGCCACTGTTCACCGGCTATCCAGGCGATAACTCTCGCTTCGATGGCTGAGAAGTCTGCAACGATGAATTTGCCGCCCTCATATGGAATAAACGCAGTGCGAATCAGTTCGGAAAGCACATCGGGGACAGAATCATACAGCGTCTGCAAAGCGTCGTAGTCACCGGCCCGAACCAGCGAACGTGCCTGCTCGAGATCGCTCATGTGGTTTTGAGGCAAATTCTGCAGCTGCACCAGTCTTCCCGCGAATCTGCCCGTCCGATTGGCCCCGTAGAACATGAACATCCCGTGGGCACGACCATCCTCGCAAACACAGTTCTGCATTGCTTGATACTTTTTGACGGAGCTTTTAGCCAACTGTTGGCGGAGGATCAGGGCTTCAGCGAGATCCGGTGGCGCGTCCTTGAGCATGGCAGCCACTTCTTTTTTGCCGAGGGATTCGACCTCCATACCGTGTTCTGCCAGCCATGCTTTCATCTGAGCCACAGAGTTAGGATTTTCGAGTGCAGTC